ATGCCTTGCTGTCTCCCACCATTCAGAATAAGTGCAAAAATACTTTGCAGAAATAACAGGAAACGGCCATATGACAAAGAACAGGCAATTCTGCTTTTATCAGCAAACAAAAACTGTCAGCTTACGGACGACAGAATCCTGCTGACAGAAAAAACTTTTATTCTAATCTTTCGCGTCATCACTATAGCAGATTCTTTACTCACGTCCCGGATGACACCTTGTCGTCTGCTGTCATCTGAACGGAGTCGAGAATGCTTTGAAGGAAAGGAGGGAAGCGGGTACTGCTACGGCCCGATTGAATTTTACATGCAAAAATATATTTCCCCATGCCGCGCTGTCCGCATTCATCTCTTTCCTGTACGCAGTGGCGGAAATTCATTTTTTCAATTATACTTTTCATAATTCTGATGTGGATATAAAACGTTTAATATTCTTAGTATTTATCGTATTTTTTAGAATTTATGCTTATACAGATTGGAAGCCACGTGGAAGCCACAGCGTAATCCTGTGTCCGCCGTAGACGTGACATGTTATAATATTTTCAGAACTCAAAAACAGAGTGTCTGTTTTTACGGGATCAATATCATTTGATATCGATCCTATTTTTTTTATTATAAAAAGAACGGGTATTTCACCGCTCTTATTTTTTATAATTCTATTCCTATTTTGATTTTGCAATACTAATTCAAAATATTTTTTATAAATTATTTCTAACATTAAACATAAACAGTTTACAAATAAATTCAGTAGTTTTCTTGATGGCCAAGCCGCGCCCAAAACAGTAAAGTTTACAATATTAGAATTATCAGTATTTATCAGAATTCTGACAGACGAAAAATAAAAAAGTCAGTATTTATCGAATGGCCAACACAATAAAAAAAGCAGTAAGGATGAAATATCCTTACTGCTCAAAAATTTATTTTTATTATTCGTCACGACAAAACCAAACGCGAAACACAATCATTGCTCTGTGATAGCTTGTAATATACGGTGATAGTTTCCAGCCTAAATATATCCGCCATCGATATCGGCGATTAATCGGTAACGTGCAGTATAACATCCAGTGATTTCTCGAGGATGCATAGTACAGTTCATGTACACCAGATTTATAATCAGCATAGACTTTAACACTGCCGGGCGGGACGTTACAGCCGAACCACTCAAAAGCAAAGCCATAAGCGCAATTTCTGTACAACCAGAAAACACGGCAGCAGTACCGTTTAATGCGGTCAATTAACGACAGCGGTGCTATGTTAATACTGTATTTTTTCCAACGGTTATATTCCGGTAAAATATGCCGCTCTACCCGATAATACTTATAAAAATCATACCTGATAATTTCTGGCACATATCCTGTCACACAGTCCTCACTATCTAAGCTATCATCCCATGTTTGCCAGAGCCGTAACAGTCCCGGCAATTCGCCGTTCTGGTCAGCAAACAGAACAATAAACCAGTTCGTCAGATAGCATATTGCTATACAGATTAACTGCAGTGGTGCATACAGAAACCATTTCATATCGTCACCTCGTTACCAGACCTGCAAGTAATCCGCCGGAAATTAAAATCCATAAATTTCGCTGCCGTGTTTTAATTCGGATTTTCCGTTCCGCCTCGGCTTCGTATTTGTTCAATGATTCCTCGGCTTTCTGTAATGATTTTTGCGTCTGTGCGTTCAATTGCCGTGATATTCTCAGCTGCTCGTTGACTGTCTGTAATTGCTGCTGCGCTTCGTTCAGCAGCGTCTGCTGCTCGGTCAATAGCCTCTGCTTCTGCTCGCTGTGATTCTCCAGCGTTTGTAAGTTCTGTTCTAATCTCGTCAGCTCCGTGTCGGAGATTTGATACATCACCTCTGCCCGCACATCCGAACCACAATATAACGGCAACAATAATAATAGTGCCGATAGCAAACATATAATAAGCCTGTTTCTTCTCATACATATTACACCCCTTGCTCTAAGTAATACTGCGCTTTTTCGCGGATAATATCTCCGCCGCTTCCGTATCGGTCACTATTGTGCAGGATTTGTAAATCCCATCGGCAATCGGGATCGCCACTGTACAATCCATAACCGTCTTCGTCTGCCGCCTCGCCATGCGTCATAAAGTGATCATAGTCGATTGGATTATCAAAGACTTCTGCAATTACCGCCGTCATTTGCGCCAGCGTTTCAATCTGCGCTTCTGTCGGCGCATATTCGCCCAAATCTTCTGGCGTTCCGTCATAACAAGCGCATAACGCAATAGCGATACTGCCCGTATTACGGTGCCACGTTGCAGACGGCGTTTTAGTAATCGGGCGGGTATTTATGATCTCTCCGTCACCGTCTATGCAGTAGTGATAATCGTCAAACGTAGTAAAGTGACGCCCTGCCGTCCAATGATAATACGTTATAACGGGAAACGGGAATTGATAAAAGTAATCTCGATTTGCAGTTAATTCTTGCTTAAATTCTATTATATTCATTTTTTATCCTCCCTTTGCGGCGGTATTATTGGCGGCTTTGGCTTCTCTTTTTTTGCCTCTTTTTCAGCCGCGTCTGGTCTGCCATCATGATTTTTATCAACTAAAAACACAGATACAAAAGTAAAAGCCCCGACAACTGCCGGAGCTGTAAATTCCTTGAAAAATGAAATTAAAAGCTGCGTATTAGCAATGCCTGTCCGCCACCAGTCATGCAGCCATGCAGTCAATATTATTAAAAATAAAATAATGAGTCCTGCACCGTATACATAGACTATTTGCATTGACGTCTGTATTTTTTTGCGGGTGGTGGGTAGATATGACACAGCTTTAGTCCATAATGCTTTTAACTTTTCTTGCATACTACCCCCTAACCGATTTAATAAATCTGATAAAAGCGTGTCCGATTTTAATTATTTCTGCGTCCAGCATATTTAATTTCTCAATGATGGACGTTATTTCGCAAAGTACCGGAATGATCAAAAATGCGAAAGAAACAACGTAATCAAACCGCCAGCTAATGATCTCAACGTCCGGCAACAAGAATGACAGTACGGAAAAAGCAAACAGCACGGGGTACTGCACCGCCATTTTTAATACCAGTGCCGTCCGTAACCCTTTGCTGATTAAAAACCTGCACTTGCTGCCGTTTGGCAGCGTAACAGAACCCCAGCCGTACCAAAGGAAGGTGGTAATAATGTTGCACAGAGTATAACTCTTGCCTGTGGTTTTTAAGTAGTTGTTACACTCAATTGTAATGCGCAACATAACATCAGTGAACAATAGCGCAAGTGTGAAAAAGATAGTGCCTGTTATATCTACAACCGCATTTGCGGGGATAGTGCAAGCCAAACCGCCTATTACCTGCTGATATAGTGATGGTGACGTGATAATAATTTCATTCAAAATGACACCTCTATTATTTGATTACAGGGATATGGGTGCTATAAGTGATTTTCTTTAATGCTTTCAAGTCTTTTGCTGTTTCGATTGCGTTATATGCCGCCCGCCATTCTGCCCGAGCTTGTTTCATCGGCTCGTACTGTTCGGCGGTTAAAACACCCTCGATGAATTTCGTCACGTTATAGTCCGTATCTGACAGTAACTGTTTTAACTCTGCCAATTCGGCGGCTTGTAAACGAGCATATTCGATAGCGTCCAACTCTTCCTGCGTAGGCGGCAGCGGTGCCTGCAGCTTACCGTCACGATATTCATAATTACCTGCAATTGCCTCTTGCCATTCTTCCTCGGTTTGATTGATATATATAGCGTTTGGATAATCAGATTTCGCTTTTTCCGTGAGCTCTTCGATAGTCTCGCCATGAACGCCCGTGACTAATGATGTGATACGTTCGCCGGATGTTTTATTATAAATTGATATGTAAGTCATATTTTTTTACCTCTCTTAAAATCCGATAGCTAAGACTTGGCATAATGGGTTCCAGCTCATTTTAGGGAGCCATATTCCGGTTTTATTCGTATAAGAATGCTCCGGCTGATTCCATTCGCCAACAGCAGCCTCCTTGATCCACATGTTATTTTCTGAATTATTTTCTGTAACTTGCTTCCCAACATATAGTAGATTATTAAAAGCAATCGGATAAGCGAAAAACGTATTACTATCTGCGCGTCCTCCTTGTATTATCAGGCCGCCTTTTAGTTTGACCCACCATGCATTCGGATTACTTACATTCATACTTTCAACAGCGGTAATGTCACTCAAAAAGGCAATTGCAGACCACGGAGTGAATTGTTTATTACCGGGATAATGGTTTGTTCGAAACCACATGCGCCCGTTGTCGTTTTCCGTGAAAATCTGTTGCACCATATTGCGCGTGTCATCTATCCCGTATGGCAACGATATGATAGAACCGTATCTCAGACTGCCGCTAATATTTACACCGGTAGCCCGTGTAAGTGTCATTCTGTTTAACTGTAGTGCTTCTAAAGCGATATTATTATACTCATCACCAGAAATGCTTTTTGTGTAGACTATATAATTGGCACTATCAGCAGTACCCGTTGTGTCCTGATTCCCTATTTTGTTCACTCCGGGTAAATCTATATCAGCAGTACCGTCAAATGATACTCCGCCTATTTGTCTTGCCGTTTGTAGTCTTGTAGCACTATCAGCATTGCCGTCTAACGCCCCGTGTACAGTCGGTACGGTTAGATCACCTGTCAGTGTGCCGCCGGATAGCATTAAAAATTTTCGGGCGATACCGGAATAATCTGCTGCATACCGCCATAGCGTCCACGCATTATTGATATACAGTCTGGTCGCCATTGATTTTAATGCGGTGTTATCCGTTACAGCATTATACCTATTAGCGATATATAACTGTGCAACGGTATCCTGCATTAAAAATACGACTAATACACCGGACGTTACCATATTAGACGGTGCACCTTGTAGATTAAAACAGCTTTCGTCGATAGCGTATACTCCGGCTGTCATAATTTCGTTCCATGCATGAAACATACCCGCATTTAAATATGTGCGGCCGCCGACGTAACCTTGAGTAAATTGAACACCGTGCTGGTCGGCGGTGGCTGTAGCAGCATTCCCCGCGATGCCCGCGGCGTGAGCCGCCGGATTCGTATTATGATCATCTAATGGCGTTTTCGCAAATTTCGTCAGCGCTTTCTGCAGATTCTGCGATAATAATTGCGAGTCTTCGTCTTTCGCATCAAATGCTTGACTGGCGATAAAATCAGCTAACGCTTTACTCATCATACTAACCTGACGATATAACTTATTATGTAAAGCGGACGACGCAACGCCAGATTGCACGCCATTTGACCGCTGCGTGTGATTAGCATAATCCGTATCAGTCATTACATTGGTTTTTGTTTCGTCAAATACTTTAAAATTATTATCAGCCATTCGACCATTCTCCTTTTTCGTAACCGGCGAAAACATCAGTATTTAAGTCGTACGCAAATAGCGGATTCGCGGAAATCTGCATATTAACTCTGACGCCCTCGGGTTTCGGTATAATATAGCCCAGCTCAATCATTTCTTTTAACTGTTCGTCACTAACGCCGACTAACGACACGTCTATCGTCATATCCTGATTATCACGTATCGATATTGTGATATCCGGCAATAGTGACTGCCATTTTTCGCTGAGTGATTCAATACCGGCATCCCAATTCATTTTCGCAATCGTTGCTTTAAGCAATATACGATACAGCTCATCCGATAATACACTACTTGCGCCATTTTTCGCATTAAACGGCATTACCCGTGATCGTCCGAGATACAAGCCGATAGTATCAAGTTGCGTCCCTGCCGCTGTATCGATATTAAATGCATCCGGCATATCAAATGATATCTGCATCGGATCGTCAGTGTAACCGAGCAACAATTTCATCATTTCCGCATATTTCGGTTTGTCACGATGCTCCGATGTGATGCAGTCTAAATAACCTTCGTATAACGCCATGATTACACCTCTTCGGCTGTGACCGTGCAGGAATTATATTGCGCCACCTGATTAAACAATATCGGGATATTCGCAACAGTCAGATTACTGCCCTTAATGCCCAATTTAACCTCAATGACACTAAAAGTTGGATTCGTAATATCCGCAATAGCCCGTGCCGCAATCGCCCAGATACTCGACAAGTAAACGGATTGTCCGATGGCTAAAATTGACAGATAATACTTGACGTAATCAATAATTGCCGCCTCGACTTCTTTTGTGTAGCCGGTTAGTTTCTTGACGCGGACGCGAGCGTCAATTTTAACATATGCTGGTCGGAAGAATTTAATATTCGTCGCTACATTTTCAGTATTGAGCACATTAATAGCCGTAGTACCGTATGTCCCGCACCCCGGTGACTTCCGGAGGTAGATTGCTTTTGCAATTTCCGCATCCGCCCCACCTTCGACGATGGCAGAAATCGAATGTCCGGGAATGCCGTAACTGTCCGTTATATTCGTATCATTCTCCAACACAGAATAACGTGTAACACCGGAAACAGCGGCGATCGCGCCCTTTGTCGATTCGATAACCGCCTGTGACGGATTGGCAACAGAGATAGTCTGTCTTGCCCGCAATTGAGCGTCGGTTTCAATCGGCTGCCCCAATACAGCCTGCTCTTTATTCGTAACAGATATCCAGCCTTTCGTCGGTGTAACAATACCCGTGACCGATCCTGCCGGTGCCCCGACGGCACCAATCTTTTTACATGTAGCGGTGACTGTAACGGTTCCCGCGTTGCCGATATTGACAACGTACGGTAATGCCCACTGTACATCGTTACTATCCCGCACGATACCACCAACGACCTGCGTCCCGGCATCACCGGTGAGTGTGACTTGTACTGTACTGTATGATGCCTTCTTGCGCGTTAATCCGTTGATTTTCACGAGCGCATCTAATGCAGTACCGATTGCCGTTTTCGGTGACCGGTTATTATAATCCAACTCGACCGCTTGAAACGTGTCATAAATCTTGAGAGCAAAAATACTGATCATTTGGTAATCCTGACTGTCATTCTCCAGGTATATGTCCTGCCCGTAGATTTGCCGGAATTTATTAATCATATCGTCACGGATATCGTTATACGTCGGATAATGATATCCGGCACCGTCAATATACGGCTTAAAATATGCCATTTATAACGTCACCTCCGATAACTGCACTTCGCCATAGTCCGTATTAACGGTGCAGAAAAACGTGTATTGCCGGGAATCGCCGTTCCAGTATGAATGGAATTCGATGATATCCTGCACGTGCTCAGTTCCTGTTATGCGGTCACGCAGGAGCTGTTCAGCCGCCTTGATGTCGCTATGACCTAATATTTTCTGCCAGAGCGGCAAGCCGTCATTCAAGTCCTCCCACCATTCCGCGAGAAATAATAAAAGCCGCGTTTTGATTGCCTGCGCGCAGGCTTCCCGATCGGTTACATAGTTTGCCGACCCGGCACCGAAAGTAAAGTCGCCGTTTTTGTCCAATCGTCTGTATCTCATCTTGGAGTCCCCGTGCTTCCGCCGCTATCCCCGCGGTGCGTATGGTTATTCATGTTAATACCTCCTGCTTTAAGCGTGCCGGAAACCGTATGATTACCTTCGGTCTGGTCATTACCGGACGTTGACAGGTTCCCGTTAATCTGCACATTAGCGTTTATCGTGACCTGTCCCGGCTGCAGATCGATGAACGTGCCGCCATCTTCGGTTCTGACCTGCACGGAATTATCGGAGTACCTCGGAACGGTGCGAACCTGCGAGCGGAAACCGATAATCGCCATGCCGTCCGACAGATCGTGTCTGCGGCGTTCCACCTGATTTTGCACACCGCCGGATTGCCACCATGCGTCAATGCAGGAATCAGCGAAAATCACCAAGCATTCATCACCCGGCGAAACGGGCAGCGTAACGCAATAGCCGCCGCCGGAATATACAAAAAATGGAACGTTAATCAATATCGGTAATTCGACCCATTGATACGTTCCGTTCATTTCGATTTTTTCCCTGATTGTCGGCTGCACTGATACTGTTTGTGCCGCATAATCCACTTCGGTCACAACTCCGGGGATAGCTACCCGGAGAGTGCGAGAAAAATCACTTCGCTCACGCCGGGATTTATCCAAATTCCCTGCAGTTCTACTTTCTATCGATATCATGATCTCACCGTCCCATCTGCAGAATCAACCATAATCGGAAGCCCGGATTTTCCGTTTCTGCCGATTCCTATAATTTCCGTCAGCCATGTTTCGCCATGCGTATCACCAGAATGCACCAGCGAATAGACCTCGTATTCACCGGTCGGATCGAATCGGGTGTTCTGATCAGCAACCTTGCCGCCTGCCGGTGACATATTCGGTTTCATCATTTGGCCGGTATCAACTGCCGTCCGCTGAATAATATCATTGTCAATTTTAATTAAGCCATGAATCGTGACGACCGGATTTAATAGCATGCGAATACCAATGCCGTCATCAGTATATTCCGGTGTCCCGACCAATCCTGTTTGCGGTGTAAGATATAGACATTTATCATCCGGGATCGGGTCGGTATATTTTCGGACTTCGAGCTTACCATTATCGACTTGCACGAACGAATCAGTGGTGCGCGCCTGATCATCCAATATATCTGCCGGATAACCAAAGCATACTTTGCCGCGCGGCAATGTTGTTTCCGGTAGATTTTCTGATACATGCTCGATTTCAATCGGATAATATGCCAGCTTGGCCGCCGCTTCGATGACATCACGAGGATTACTGCCCGCCGCCAGTGTAGTCCGTATAAAATTACCGCCGTAAAAGCTCTTGCCGTCAGCAGCTATGATCTCCAGCCGATAATTGATACCGTCCTCACGATTTCGGAAAACCTGTATAATATCGCCGTCAAAAATCAAGCCGTACTGCGCCGCATATCCGGCTTCAAGTTGGATATGGAATCCCTCTTTAATAATTTGCGCTTCCGTATCCGGAGCAAGGTTATAAATTACGATATGTGCAATAGACGGCTGTCCCAGCGCATTTTTTTTGATCTCAAATACTGTCCGAAGATTAGACACATCGAGAGCTGTTGTCTCTTCGTATTGCACTAATACCCGCCACATACGACCGTATAACCCCAGCTCGGCGGTATTCGTGAGTTCCTGCCGTGCGCTCATAACGTATCACTCCAGACCAACAACCAATCAGCACCAAGATTTCCTGCATTCGGCCATTCATCCTCCATTTTGTGGGCGGGTATAATGCAAGCGGAACCAATCTCGAGATATGAGTATTGCTCTAATATATTCTGCCCCGGCAGCATGGGAAGATTGTTGATTAAAATTAAACCGTTTGTGTCAGATACCGTCACATTCCAGTACCCGGCAATCTCGTTGTACCGAGTAGTAAATACCAGCGTGACGTTCTTTCCGTCTACAGGGATTTTGCAGGAAAACGTGTTCCGAGGTTTTGCGGTAATCGGAATAATTGAATACATCACTTACCTCCGATAGAATCGTTAATCGCAGATAATATGCTTTGATTATTCGCCGGAGAATCCGTGTCAACCGGCTGCGCACCGGAATTGGACGATCCCGTGGTTTGTGATCGTGCCGACACCTGCACTTCTGCGACCTGCGCAACATCGATTTGTTCAAAATGCAACGTGCAATTTAAACCGTGCAGAGTTTGTCTATCGTCGGGAGCTTCTGCGTGAACTAAGAGCATATTATGATACGTTCCAAGCCGTGTCACAACATCAACCGGAACGCGGGCGATAATCATATTTGCAAACAGTGTCCACGCGGATATGCCGCGGTCGCCAGTAACTGCCGGCTGCCCAGGCGGTGCAAAAAAATTAGTAATCGGAATTATGCTGGTGGCTTTGTTGTAAACATCAAGCACCGTGTCAAATAACCGATTTCCCGTTTTAATTGACCGCGCGTAGATCTCCGCGTCCGATACCATTACATCAATATCAATTTCAGCGGGGAGCAGTATTGCATGATCCGTCATGACAGAGCCGGACTGCACCGGATAATGCGTCGCTTCCACAGATAAAGAATGATTTGTACGCATAATACCAGAAAATGCCGCCCCGCCGATTGTCCATTTTGGCGTATATAAAATATAGTCCTCGAAATTATTAAACGCTGTCGTGTAATCCAGAAGCGTTTGATTGTTAAAAACTTTCGCAACATCTTTTGTAAAGTCCGTCCAGCTGGCACGAGATGATGTGATTTCTTTACCGTAGTTTTTGATTGATGTAATTAAACTCACTGCATACCCGCCCCCCTGTCATAAATATTACTGATATCGCGTTCCGGCAGTACCTTTCTGATTTCTGATGCCGCTGCCCTGCCGATAGCCTGCGGATCGGCGTTATTGCCGTACACATTGATTGTGACCGGTGCATTAACGGTATTTCTCTCGCTGCGGGAATCGGCAAAGCTGCTTGTCCCCGCAAGATTACTGACAGTACCCGTCCACTCGCCCCACTTCGTTTTTATTGCATTCCAGCCGTTTTCAAGCACCCTTCCTGTATTAGCCGCCCTTTCCAACAATGACGGACTCCCGGACGGCGTTACATCCGGTTCCTGTGGCGGCGGGGAATTATTCCGTGCCCATTCGTCCGCTTCCTGTTGTATGATCGCTTTCGCGTCAGCACGTTCCGAATTCCAGCGGTCATGTAATTGCTCAGCAGTAACGCCTTCACTGTTAGCCGTATATCCATTACGGACGTTATAGATTGCATCAATCAATGCTTTTTGCGATTCAGCGGACATATTGACGGCACCTGCTCCGCCCATTGCCTGTATTGCCCGCTCGATGATATTCGTCCCGCCGCCATGCTGCACGGCAACTGACCAGACTGCTTCACGCACACCTCGAGATTGTTTTTCAATATCTAGCCCCGTACTATTCAGGATCTGCGCAACTTGCGGAGCATAATGCGTTCTTGCAATATACTGTCGCTGCGCTTCCCGGAACCCTTCGGGATCTTCACTGGCAATATCGCGCCATTCCTGATCAAAGTCTGCAGAGCCGACAGCTCCCGCATTTGATAAGCGGTTATACCACTCGGTATTGATGCCGGACAAGTGCTGCAGGAAATCTGGTATATTATCCGGGATAATCTGCCAGCTGCCATACGCTCCACCGGAACCCCCTGTGGTACCCGGTGCGCCCTCGTATTTTGACGATAGCGCGCCCAGACGCTTGTCGGACAAGTCGACACCGCCGGAGAACATATTACCAATGAGAGCTTTTGCTCCGGCAAAATCACCTGTCAATAATTTACCGATGATATTCGCGAATTTTCCGATGCCGGAAATCATCTTTGCAATAGTAATAACAATTTGCTTAAGGACTTTTTTAAATGACGTCCAAGAGCGAGTTTTACTTGTAATTCCGTCACTGATTTTGAAGAATTTTAGAATTCCGTCAATCAATGACGATATGCCATTCACTAAGGATGTAACGCCCTGACCGAGCGAATCAAACGCTTCTGAAAAAGCATTGACTGTTTCTGTATCGACGATATACGTCCATAGCTCGGACAGTTTATCAAAAAAGCTCTCGCCGAGGTATTCTGTAATGTCATAGAGTGACTTAGCCAATTGCTCAAACGCAGCAACGAATGCCTGCACACGTTCGGAATGTTCAACCCAGTGGAAAAATCGGCTGACATAATCAACCATGACTAACCATGCTTTATTACATAATTCTAAAACACGGTTCAGCTTCTCCCATTGCTCTCCAAACAAGCTCTTCTTACCGTCCATATAGGAGAAATAATCGTCTAAGAGCAGCAGCACCCCACCGATGGCCATGGCCATGGCACCGATCGGTCCCGCAAGAAACGCAGTAATAGCAGTACCAAGCGCAAGAAATGCCACTCTACCATTATGTGGTAGCCGTTTCCAGAATTCGTTGATACGCTTACCGATGCCGGATAGAACCCGCCAGACGGCGAATGCGATATTTCGCACGAATCCGAAACCGGTCGCGATCGTTCGGGTAATGCGTGGCAGATTGGTGATGATGTAATCGTTGATGGTTTTTAGCGTTTTTTTCGCATCACCCAGAGGTTTCGCAAGGTCTTTAACTATATAGTAAGCAACCCACTGCATACCGGCGGCAATTTCCTGTTTCAGGCGCGTAAATTCAAATGCCAATTCCTGTACTTGATTCATTGCGGCCTTGTAGCCGCTACCTGCAGTCATTGCCGCACCGTCGGACAGGAGCTGGCGATATTGCTCGCGGAGTTTCGGGTTAATCTGTACTTCATTAGCCGATTTCCCGAGAGCGTCCAACGCCATCTTCATTTGCTTCGCCTGCCCGGCGGAAACAAACATTGTCCGTCCCAGCGTCTCATATGCCAATTCCTGATTACCCATGGATTTTACAAGCGATACACCGGACGCAACAATGCCGCCAATAGCCGCGATGATAAGTGTACTGGCTTTTACTATTGTCGGTGCCAGCGATTTCATCCCGCTCACCATCTGGTGGACGGAGTTAACCGCTTTCTGCAGTTCTGCCACAGACCGGGCATCTACATCCGCACCCAGCTTGACCAGATATTCTTCTATATAATTAGCCGCCACTATGCATCACCACCATTCATCATTTCCGCATATTCCTGTGCCCTGCGTTTATTTTCTGCCTGTAGGATAATCATTTCATGGGCATCCAATAGATCGTCCAGCGTGTAGGTACCATCAAATACTTCTTTCTGCTGCCACATGCCCTGCATGACAGGCAAGTAAGCAAAAGCGTTAATATTTACCGGTTCTGCGACGGCGTAACCTGCTGAATCCCTGACAACAGAGAAGTCAAGCCGTCTTCGCCGAAAAAACCAGACAAATTAAATACCAGTGCCTGCGCTGTAAGAACGAATACAGCTACGGCTTCTTTTTCAAGCCCGATGACTGCGAAATTCCCAGATGTATCAAGTACCGGCGTAACACCTGCAGGAAGAATTTCTTCACAGGCACGCAAAGCCTCAGTCTGCAGCTTTCCGAATTCTTCCTCACTCATTGCTATGCTTGATACAATATCTTCCGGATTAACCACTTTAGACATATCCGTTTTAGACATATCCGTGATGGTTTCCGCGCCCGATTTTAACTGCAGAATGGACGGCAGAAAACGGGACATAACCGTATAGAGGATGTAACTGCCGGTGCGTGCGTCGAATTTATTAATACGGAATTTTCGCTTCTTTCCGGCAACCGTGAGTTCAATATCTTTATAGTTCATAGTTCACCTCACGCACGATTTAGCCGCTGAATATCGCCGAAAAGCAGCACCCAGCTGACATTCTGTCCCTGAGATTCAAACGGTTCATCCGGTTCTTTCTGGAACGCACCGTAAGAACAGGAAATCGTCTTGCTCATTTTCGGTGCGCGAATTGTCAAGCTGATCTGCGCCCATTCATCCGTGGATGCCGACCACAGATAATTAAACAGCCCCTGCAGCCAGTTATGCAGCGGAGATGTCTGCTGGGCATTGATAGATACAGTGCCATTGTTCCCTGCAATCTTGCTGGTCATGACAGAGCCGTCGGCAGCAATATTCTGCTGGGAGCGTTCCGTCGATTTGCTGACAGAAAAATTCCCGATACCCTCGCCGTTAACCGAAAACTGTCCGTAGGACGGATGCGAAATAACGGCGGTAACGTCGGTGAAAGAATAAGTTGAGTATCTCATGTAATAGCCTCCTCTTAGCGGTTGACGTCAACCTGCACGACAACGGAATGAATAGCCCCGGCGAGCTTCAGTGCGATGTAGATCGGCGGTGCGATACGGTTATCACGGTCGGACTGGGACTGCTTATCAATCGGTTCCGACTGAATCAGATACCCGTTCGGCAGCGTATCACCGGCAGTCAGATCGAGAATATCATTTCCCTTCCAGACGCCGGACGCCAAGAATCCGATCTTGTTGTACTCTTGGCAAACATCTTCCAATGCCCTGTGCAAGATCGTCATTCCGGCTTCGGTCTGCGGCACTTTCGCATTCTGTGTCAGCCGATCCATGATAGCCAGCTGGCAATCATTTTTGAATTTATCAAGGAAAATAATCTCATCGAAGAATGAACCGTCAGCCATCACGCCTTCTTCCAGCATGTTGTAGTACGTGCCGCGGTTCACATAGACATTCCCATTCGCACCCTTGATTTTTGTCACGGAATTTGACGGAAATACAGAAGTGGCATTCTCTGTTTCCACCCCGGCAAGAGTTTTGAATTTTAACGTGAACGCAGAGTTAATCGTACCGGTCATAAATGCCATAGCATTTCCAATAGCCGCAGCCACAGCGTCGGAATGTTTTGTCGAAAACAAACCAAAGCAACGGCGATACAGTTTATTTTTTGCCTTAACGAACACACTGTTATCTGTAGCGGCAGCGTCATTTTCGGCGTCGCCGGAAGTGTAAGCATAAACCGTATCCGGCGTACATGAATTTGTGTATTCGAGATTTGCCAAGTGCTGCGTGGCGGTCTGATCCTCGCAGACGATACCCACATACCACTCATAATTAGCTTCGCGGCATGCTTTCAGAGCCTGTACAGCGGTTTCTGTTACAGACTTCACCGTGGCAATACAGCCAACCATGAATTTATCAGGTTTTTTATTCTGCCCCATAAGCAGAGCAGCGGCTTTATACAGGCGGTCGGTAAGTTTGAATCCGTCCTGCAGCATTTCATCCAGAGATGTATACTCACGGACACGTTCCGCGGCCGGAATCACATCCGTCTTGCCGATCAGGCAGCATACGTTAAATCCTTTTCTGACAGCAGATCGCTGAGAAAGATTAACAATAATCTTGACAACGCTTGTCAGGTCTAACGGTTTAAGCGGCATATTAGCCTCCTTTTTAATAATCAGGGAGCGTTAACACTCCCTGTAAAATCATCTTGATTACCGGAGCTTGGCACGGAATCGTGCGGGACGGTAAGTGTGACGTGTTCAATAGCTCCAACGTTTTCCGTGTCAACGTAAAGTTCGTTGTAGCGTAACGTCATATCAGACCGTTCCCACCATTGTCCGTTAAATAACTCCGGAGAACGTGTAATTGTAGGATTCGTAGGAACCAAGCAGACATTTTTACTCTCGAGAGTTCTGCGTGTCTTCTCCCAAAGCACACCTGCACGCACCCGATCCAGCCATTCATGCCCGTCCGTGCCGTAGCACGTCAGCAGTATATCCCAGACCCGTGTTCCGACGTGATCACGATATACGGTGCCGTTCTCGGTATGATAGACCGGCGTTCGGTCGTTACCGTAACTATCGTCTGCCTCATGTAGGAACATAAATAAAACGGTATCCGAAATTTTAAATCCCGGTGCACCGTCCGTAGGATATGATACCCGCACTGTAGAGCCGTTCACCGGCTGCTGCAAAATATCGCAGATAGCTGTTCGGAGCAAAGACTGCAGAGCTTTAATTTTCATTTGTCCCGTTCCTCCCGAGCATAATTCCAATCATCTTCGTATAGCCGGAATCCTGCCAATTCTCAAGATGCATAATTTTATAAGTATTGCCCGCATACCGTAGGCGCGGCGGCGGGCTGGCGGTTAAATCAAGGTCTATCGGCTTGCGTGTCCAGAATGTGATTGAGCCGGATATCCGGTCGGCTTCCGGAAGCATCTCCAGATCGTCTTTGCCCGTAGCCCTCACGACACCGCTGACCGTTTCCGGCGCGGCTTGTGATACGACATACTCGCCGTCCTGCCACTCGCCCTGATTTTTAACAATCTGGAACGTAGTGACGAAATTCGGATCATCAAGCAGAAACGAAATATCCAGCATACAATCAATCCTTTCTGACTACATAAGTGATCGCCTCCTGCATGGCACCGGTATCAATAAGCGGGCGGCTTGAACCTTTCAGCGCAATCGTCCGCGGACTGTTCGGTGCCCAGCCATTGCGCGGATCGGTAAACCATTTCTTGGCGTACGATGCCGCCAGATTACCCGCACTCCGCAGACCTCGGTCACTCTTAGTTTGCAGATATTGTTTAACGCCAGTATTCATCGACCGGGCAATAACGGCTTTATTAGCCGTGATGGCAGGTTCAAGGACAGGACGCGGCGGCGAAGCCCACAACGGGGAGCCGTGAGCTTGCAAATACAACTCATGCGCTGCGCTGTATTTCATGCCGCTCTCGACGTTCTTATCCATTTCCTGCCGCATGGCTTTTCTGCGGATGCCGTGGGTATGCAGGTAGAGCAGTTCAGAGCTGGTTACCGATTCGCCGTCACGTGCCGTTCTGTCAGATGGTATACCGACTAATACGCCGATTTTTCCCAGTTCTTTCATGCGGGCTACTAAGTCAAAATCGGCGCGTTGCTTCTTTACTACAGTCAAACCCATATCATCACCAGATCGTCATACCGCCCATGGCGGCAACCTTTGCCAGCTGCACAAACTGCTGCCCGTATACAGTCTGAGAAAATGTCCCCCAACCTGCAGATTCACTCGCAACCGATCCGAAATCATATCCGACGGACATATCCGCAACAGATTTACTCGTAGCAATACCGCGGGATAATCCCGCATTGATAATCTGCTGCGTACTGGCACCTTCCGGCGTGGACGACTGCAGGTATAGCGTTAAAAAATGGGCAATATATAAACCCATGCCCATTTCCCATAAGTCATTCCAGCGATCATACTGCAGGCAGTTCATAGCCATCTTGAGCCATGCTTTTCTGACAACTTCCGGCACGTCTTTAAACTGCGGATACATCGCGAGGAAATCATCCATTGTATATGCGGGATTATTATCACTGCTTCGCACATTCGACGCAGCAGCGATAATCCCGTATATATTCATCAGTCACCTCTGGCCGCTGTAACGGCTTCAATGAGTTCCGCTTTGGTAGACTTATCGGACAATTCAAGCCCAAGCTTCGTGCCCATTTCGATAAGTTCCGCTTTCGTCATATCGTCCAGCGGATCGGCAGCGGCAGGCTTATCGTCAGGGATTGTGATGATTCCGTCCTGCACCGCCCAGTCAAACATCGGATCGGCTTTAATCCATTCTGGCGCGTCAACCAAATCCATCTCATGGGTGGTAAAAATCGCCCCGGTTTCCGGATTGCGGAAGCCTACCCGTTTATGCGCAAAAATAACCATAATTACCTCCCAGATTAAATGCCGTCACGATAGACGAACGGTTCAGTGTAGTGCACCTTAACCTGACCAACAGCAGACACATACAAGCTGTCGTAGGATGCATTCGCAACTACCGGCTGTGTCATTGCACGGGTGAGCGGTACTGGAACATCCATGCCGACAAAGCGTTCTTCATTGACGTAAGCGACCATGCGGTCTTTCTGTCCGACGCCTGCCTTTTCGCACCAGCGGCACTCACCGATGAACAGGTCGACCCCTTTATTCTTAGCGATGTTATTTTGCTTGAGATATTCAAGGATGGAGATGGCACCGTTCACTCCCGCAATGGAAACCATAGTGGTCACCAAATATCCATACTGTGTGGGCGGAATCAGAATGTGATTTGGGATTGCATTCTGATCGTACCCGGAAGCAGCCCACCCTGCCATGATTGCCTCGTTGATATCGGTAAGGATTTCAAGCGGCGTTTTCTTCTTCCATTCAGTGGCAGCGGCAGCACCTGTAGCAACGGAAACCGGAGTTACTTTAGACTGGTTAACCAGCCCTTCCGTACCGTAATCTGCATTGCCGATATAGGTGTTACTATCCATGTACTTATCATAATCCAAACGGATTCCGGTGTTATAAATCTGTTCGATAGAGCGTCCGGTTACAGCACCGCGCTGCATATCCACGAATTTAACACCCATGGTGATTTCATACGGCAGCACCTTAAATACGTCTTTACCGACGTTCGCCTGAATCCTGCGAATAGCATTCTGAATGCCGCCGGTTTCGGAGTTACCGCCGACCGCCGCATAGTCGACATTCATCGCGCTGGTGGATTCTACCCATCCACCGCCGGACTGAATACTAATATCACGGGGATACGTAGTGCTTGTCAACGGTTCGCGCAGTTTCGGATCGATTTTTTCAAGTTCGGACACAAGAAAGGACAGACCGCCGGAAATAGCGGAGCTGTCAAAAGTTGGTACGGCGTTCCCGTACATGGACGGCATCGTGATTTTTCTACCCATAATTATTATTTACCTCCTGTTAAACGCCCTGACGGGTTACAATAACGACCTCGGCGACGTTATTCGCATCTTTACCGGTCGCCCATTTAGCATTAGTAAGCTGTACTGTATTTGTTGCATCTGCAGCTGCTGCAAATTCTCCCATTTTGTGACCGCTTGCGGCTGCTTTGTATACATGCACGGCACCGCCCACAGTCGGATTCCCTGCAACACATTCAACCATGACCGCACCGCGTTCGAGAATATCGCAGTTTTCATTGGCTGCATAATATCCGTGGTTCTGATCAGGATAGACCAGCGCGGACTTCACACGGCGCATAGCAACACCTGCAAATGCAGCAGCGGTGCCTGCCCCTGCACCCAGCAGTGTGCAGGTTCCGTCAGCACCGATTTCAACGGCAGCACCGAACGGGATATTCGCAGCACCTTTCTTTACCGGTCTGGTGCGAGATATTTCGTCTCCCTGACGGCTGATCTGACCGGGATAGCCGAAGTTCAAAGTCTTTCCAATAACTGTTCCTGGCATAATTATTTACCTTCCTTTCTGTAATGAGGATTCATTTTTTTGCAGGCTTCCCCGAAATCGGATGCGTGAGCCATGCCATGGTCTGCAGCTTTTGCATGCAGCATTTTAGCGAAAACTGAATTATCCTTTTTCTGCGGTATCAGTGCGCCACGAAGTCCGTCAACGACTTTTTGCCGCTGATCATCCGGCAGTGCTGCGATAGTCGGTTTAATCGCCCGAAGAATAGAACGAGCTACCGCGCGGTCAACAGTCGGTTTTTCGTCTTCATCGTCCTCGTCTTCGGTTTTAATATTTTCCGGAGCTTCGGTGACGGACTCCTCGTTATCAATCGGATCTTCATCTTCAGATAATTCTTTCTCAAGATTGTCCAGATCGTCCGGTTCGCTGTCTTTCACGCGAGCTTCCAGATCGGCGATGCGCTTCATGAACGGCGCGAGCGCTGCATCAAGTGCTTTTTTTACTTCTTCCGGTACGTCTTTATCTTTCACTTCCGGCTTTACTTCCGGTTTGGCCTCCGGCTTTTCTTCAGGTTCATTCACCGCGTCCATAGCTTCTTTCAAATCTTCCGGCGTGGTATCTTCATCTTTCGCAAAGACCGCCAGCATTCGACTTACAATATTACCTTTTTTACTCATTGTCTTACCTCCGTTTTTAATAACTGGTTTTTCATCCCTGATGGCTACCCGACTACCGGCTCGACCGTTATTCACGACCGCTATATGATTGCAGACAATATTACATTGTTCCAATCCGCCGTCGCATTCCCGATAATCGCACAGATACCCTGCAGATATTTCACGCTTTCCTGCTTCAATCTCGGATATAAGCGTAGCATCATAGATAATTAAATCGCCGATAATCAAATCGGCATTTTCACCGGCACCCCTGCGGACATTCGCACAGGTACCACGGATATAACCGGTCGCATTTCCCGGTTCTACAAATTCAGCAGGATGATCGTCCGTTACCGGTTTTCCCTCAAAGCTCGCTAAAGTAGACTTCTTAAAGACTTCTTCCGGTTTTCGGTACACTTTCACGATTGAGCTATCGCTCATTCCGACCTCGCTGCCCAGGTAGTCCTGCTCACCCGTGCGGGCAAGCGGGACATTATGACAGATTAAAAAGCCGTCCGTCGTCCTCGTCATGTTGGGCGAAAAGCGGCTTCCGTAATAAGCCTGCATTATATCAGACCTCCTACCATTTTAATAACTGCCGATTTGTTCATACGTGTAATTTTTCCGTTTTTATGTACCGATACTGTGTCCGGTATTTGTTCCGGCACAATAACCGGTTCCGGCGTACATCGGCAATTAAACGTGCCGCCGGGCGGATATCGACCATAGGGCTTCTGATATCCGGGAAATAACGCCTCCGGATTCGGCGGATCATCCCAAGAGCACAGGACGCCATCCATTTTTTTATGCGCCGATCGGGAGCGTTCATCCCGCACGCTGCGCCAGAAATACCAGTTATGCCCCAGATCCTGACAGTCTGCTTGTATCATAGCTGTGTGATATTTCGCCGTTTCTGTGCGGGCAATCAGTTTTGACCGCGCCCGCGTTCGGTTCGGAAACAGTTTTAATATTTCCGCTTCGATATCTTCAGGTCTTCGTCCTTTCGCTGCCTGCTCAGCAGCGTAATCGCTAACCTGCTCCGCTGTAGATAAAGGCAGCGTTTGAATTAGCTCGGCGTTTTCGCGTATCATTTTCTGCACTCGGTGCCCCCGCTGACTATCCATGGATTTCATCAAGCGCATATACATCTCGCGGGATTTCGAGTTATATCTGGCGGCTTCCCGCCAGTTTCGTCCGACATCGGCAAACAGGCCGGTAATCATGCGACTGGCCAGAGCTTCAGAAAACGCTTTGAATTCCTCGGTTTTTGACCAAGCGTCCATCGCCCGCTTAAATGCGGCATAAGAGCTGCAGTCGCGGCATGTAAAAAGCGCCTGCTTTAACAGACGCTCCAATGCCCGCTGATACGCCAGCTCAATCCGCCGTCTCGGCTCCCATAGTGGCATATATAACCTCACAATTGATTTATCATCATAAGAGATATATAATCAAGACAGAAGAGATCAAGGTCGTTAGAAGAGTATGTCTTTCTAACGTAAAGTCATGAGAGTTAATCGTCTTCATGACTTCCTTGATCTTTTTTGTCATATACAAAATATCCGGTAATAAGAAAATTCAGTTTATCATTGAATATTTCAGGAGAAATAATAGCTTGATATTTACCTTTAGTAATCACAAAACGACCACGCTTATTTATTTTCAACGTTCCATTTTCTATGGTGTCGGATAAATGCGAAACAAGTTCATCGACATTTTTATTTTCTTCCGTGCGACGTTTAATAATATGCTTCAGCCCGACTGCATCATTTCCCCAAATTAACGTGATGTCATCAATATCAGAACGAATAAATGCATTTTTGATATGCCCATTTTTACAATCAAGTAATTTTTGGACGGCAGCATCTCCGTGAGGAGCTTTATGCTCTTGCCCTAATAGATCAAGGCTTTCCTGCTTAAAGCCAATATTATTATCGCCACCGGAGCCACCGCCAGTAAATTTACCGTCATCACTGCGCGGATGTTTGCTTTCTTCAAAATCGGCGTCCTGCGTTTCTATCGAAGACATGCCGGGGATATCCATTTCTCCCGCTGCTTCCGGCTGGTCGCTGGCTGCTTCGATTTGCTCATCGGTGATATTCGTCCACATACCGGTTAGCTTGCTTGACCCTTGTAATTCTCGGAGTGCGGTCTTTTCGGACACCAGCCCTGCGGTATATGCCTGCACGACAGCTGCTGTCTGCTGACTGCCAAGGCTCTGTTTTTCGTCATTACTCGGTCTGCGTACGGGATTAAATATATAGTCCAGATCGTCTGGCACTGCTCCCAACGCGGACATGCAAACAATCGGCAGTAGTTTATCTAATACAGGACGAAGCTGGGATTCCTGCGATTGCTCAATCGTGTCATAGTAATTGTCCATATCGGCATCACCGGTAGAATTCATACCTGCGGGAGATCGACCGAACAACTTCGTGACGGGAATCCCGCATGCCCCCGACACGTCCATCATGAACCTGTCATAAACCTCGCCCAGACCTGAGAACGTATATTGATGGGATTCATAAGAATCATCTTTGCCGAGAATCTGAATGCCGTTATTATTCAGCATCATATTCAATCCCTCGAGCGTATTATATAAAGCCTGCTGCGACTTATCGCCGCCGTACGCCAAGAGCTGCTCCATCCCGTCAATTTTCATAACGCGGATGTTGGCCATGAACGTCAACAGGGCAATATTCCATGAAACGTTATCACGCTTTTTTAATTCCGAGAATACATGTTCCATCTCGGACGTTCCCCAATAGTTCTCGGCCAATTTCTCGAGATACGGCATTTCACGGCCGGAGAACCGGCAGACGCGGCTGTTGTGCAGTCGGATAACGCCCTGTCCTTCCGGCAGCGTGACCTCATAATATTCCGGCATACCGAAATCCGGATCGGTTATATCGGTGATCAAATCCGCGCTGGGCTGTATGCCTGACCACCGATCCATAATGAGCAAGCCTTTAAACGCCCCCGGCATCACACGATCCAGATCCAGCGGCTCATCCATGCGATCAGCCTCACCGTCAATCATAATGATTCCGGCAGCACCGCCATACAGCCGTCCCCAGTATAACCCGTTTAATATTTTCGAGTGCAGGCGCGTCTGACGGATAATTTTTGATATTTTCTGTATCTGATCAGGATTGATGTCAGACTGTAAATCATAACCATTCTTCATCATATCTTGCGGGATTGTATTAATAATTTTCTGTACCACCCAGTGTGACCGATATAGAGAGTTCAACACCTGCCAGTTTTGAGTAAACCTCGTTAGCGGATATTCTGTCGCCTCGAGCAGATTCGGCATACCTGCGCCGCTGCGGGCAAGCGGATTCACAAACTCATCCAGTGTGAGTTTCCGTCCCACATTCCGCCCTGCGTCGTTCGTTAAGCGGCGAGCTTTACTTTTCTTCTTCATAAGCAGACAGCCTCCAGCTTTTAATCATAGTTTTTACACAATAACGCATGGCATCGCATGCATGATCAGATTGTTTTACAGGCTTTTCCTGCCCGTGAGTTAATGCGGCTTTTTCGTCCCAGACGTAAGACGCCAGCTCATCTCGCATATTCCGGCATTGTTCGTGGATATGCAGATGCTGCGTCCGAAACAGCATGGCGACCATACGGATTCCGTCATTGACGTCATTATCCGCGTCCTTAACACGATACCCCGCCTGTCGCAGTAGCACCTTGAAGCTGGCGGCGGACGGGTCAATAATCACATAATCGGGATCTTCGTCGCCGACAAACCGCTTGAAATCTTCCAAGTATTCGGCGTCAGATTTCTGTTGTCCTTCTTTACGGGAATCATAGTAATACTCCTTATCTAACCAGAGGTCGGTGCCATCATCGTAAACATCTAAAAAGACCATGGGATTAATCGTCCCATAGTCTATGGAAATATATCTCCGGCTCCGGCCGCGCAACTGCTCCGGCCGCGTATCATCATTGTACAGATTCGCGTCCGTAAACATATCGTAAATAACGCCTTCGGCAATCACCCACAAGCCAAGAATCATACGCTTATACCAGATACCCTGATACAATCTGCGATAACGCTCTTTAACTTCTTCGGTGAGTGATAAGTTATCATCAAGCGTAAAGTGCAAGTGTAGGATTCGTTTTTCTTCAGCTTTATCAATGTAATCCGTTTTAATGTAATGGTACGGTGATTCCGGATTACAGTTCATCCAGATTTTAGAATTTTTAACAGAGCAGCGGCCAATCATCTGTTCAACAAACGACCGCGGGAACAACACCACTTCATCGGCCAACGCTCCAGTGGCAGTTAAACCTTGGATAACATCCTGACTGGTCTCATTACTCGCACCGAAACAGTAATATGTATTACTGCCGATCGTTATATAATTCTCTGATCGATTATATGTATACGGCACCTGCATTGAATGCAAGATCTGAAACATCGGGCGAAGCAGATTACGTTTTAATGCCCCGGAAGAACGTCCCGCAACAATAAACGCCTGCCCCTCAAACTGACTGAGTGACCAAAGCAGAAACGCATTCACCATAGCAATTGTCTTTCCGGAACGGATAGACCCGTCAGCGATAACCAAATCATAATCAGCATATGGCGAATTTCCATGCATCCACCATGAGAGCAGTTGTTTTTGCTTATGCGAAAACGGAAGAAACTGAAATGACGAACCTTTATCAATCGCTGCCATTATTCCAGACCTCCGCTGTTCCCGCCTGCAATGCGTTTATGTAACCGGCTAAGTCCGGCTTCCCATCCGTCGACCCCAGTCGCTTAATATTTTGTATTTCCGCCCGCATCTTATCAATTCGAGTAATACGTTCCTCATTCTCCGGAGATTCCGGGAGCATATCCTCATATATTCTCAGCATATGTGATAGTGTAGCCATTGCTCTGGCTTGTGTATTCAAAAACGACTGCCATTTATCAAAGACCAATACTTTCTCTGTATGTGTTGATACGGTAACAACACGTTTACCAGTTGTATCGGTACTTACAGTCTTATCTGTAGTAGTGACTTCCGTATCGCCTTGTCGGATAAATTCAATCATCGCCTGCCATGAAGTCATGATCGCGACGAATTTCAAGCTAATCAACATCCACTGTATATCAAGCGGAGATACGCCCCGGAGTTCAGCTGCAGCCTTGAGTGTTTCCGGCGTAAGATACCGGCTGTATAAGTTATGCCGCAGACCGCGTGCGCTTATTACCGATTTCTTATTCGAATTACTGCGCCATTTCCGAAACCAACCGTAGACGGTATTTTTATTTAACCCATATTTGCTGGCAATTTCGGTGGCAGCGACACCGCGCTTGAAATCGTTGTAAGCAGCATTATACTTGTCCTCATTCCGCCGCGGCATCACCTCACCTCCGCAATGTAAATTATAAATCTATATAATCAATTATTTCATCGCCGCGGTGTAATTTCACATCAGCAGCAGTGCCTACCTGCTTAATATACCGCTTAACGATCACATCACAATACACCGGATCGAGTTCAACCGCCCGGCACTGCCGCCCCGTTTGCTGGCACGCAATCAACGTGCTGCCGGAACCGCAAAACGGTTCTAATACGATTTCACCCTTGCGACTTGAATTCAAAATTGCGCGCGTGCAGAGTGCAATCGGTTTCATGGTCGGATGATCTGCTGATCTGGTCGGCTTCGGTATGCGCCAGATTGTAGTATCGGCGTCCGTGCCGGAATCAACGACCTCATAAGACGGTACTTTTATATTTATATCCTGCATATCGGTTCTAAAATTCAATACATAGCCATCGCCCGTTTGATTAATCGATAACGGCAAGTGCTCATCTATTACTGTTGACTTATTGCGGCCACCGTAAAACTTATGAGAGCCGTCCGGCTTCCATCCATACAATATCGGTTCATGCTGCCATTGATAATCCTGCCGCCCTAAAACAATCGTATTCTTAACCCAGATTAAGCACTGTTTTAACAGCAAGCCAGAATCCCTAACCGCTCGCCGGAAAATATCACCGGAGCTGTCCGCATGACATATATAGTACGCCCCCCCATTTTTGAGCACCGCTGCCATCGCAACGAACGCTTCCGATAAAAACAGCCGGAATTCATCTTCACCCATCTTATCATTCTGTATGGTGAGGTGATCTTTAGTCTTACCGACATATTCCACGTTGTACGGCGGATCGGTAAATACCATATCCGCCAGCTGCCCATCCATAACGGTTTTAACATCATCCGGGTTCGTCGAATCCCCGCATAAGAGCCGATGATTCCCCAGCTCCCAGATATCACCCGGCTGCGTCACCGGTTCCTTAATATCTGCAACGGCCGCCTCAGCATCGAAATCATCCTCGCCGACGCCCGCACCGGCAGCCGCCGATTCAGCCTCGCCGATAAGCCGGTCAATATCACTGTCAGAGTAGCCGGTGACGTCCGCGAAATCGCCTGTATCCGCCAATAACTGTCCCAGCAGGTCATTATCAATATTCGATAATTCCGCAATACGATTATCCGCAATCAAATCTGCATATTCCGCCGCTTCCGATTCATATTCCTGCACATCCACCGGAGCTTCCGTCAGTCCTAAGGATAATGCAGCCAGCAAACGGCCATGACCACGGACAACAAAGCCAGAACGCTTAGATATAGTAATCGGAGCACGCCAGCCCTGCGTCTGTATGATTTTTGCCAACAGAGCAATCTGCTTATCGCTGTGCTGATTCGGATTACGCGGATTCGGAACCAGCGTCTGAGGATCGCGCATTTCTACATACGCGCAATATACCGGTATCATAGATAACCTCCCGGAGAATGTAAAAAGCGCACCGCGGGAAGGTCAGTGCGCTTTTTACTTAATTAAGGAGGAGATGAATCATGGAAAATTCAGGAGTATTATTTCTTCATCTTCACGCTACCATAATATCACATTTCGATGTACTTTTTTGTACTTTTTTGTACTAAACTCATTTAAAACTGTAAAAGTTCCGGCGGAACAACACGGGATAAATGCACCAGAGAATCATCTTTACGCTTATTCAGCGGCGTCCTTGCATAATTCATAGCCCGCATAATCTCATCCCATGACTGATCCAGCATATACCAGCGGAGCAATACCGAGTAAGAAACGTTATCCGTTTCGTAAGAAATCACCTGCAACGCCCGCTCACGATATATAATCGATTCAGCGATCGCCTGCTGTACCAACTGTTCATAATGCTCGATCGCGATGAACAGATCAGACATATCTTTTTGATTCGACGATTGCACCCGTTCAGACAAAGCCGGAGAAGATATTAATTCAGCGTCCGCCTTACACTGCTTTAACTCATCCTCCAGAGCAGACAACCGGTATCGCTGCCCGCGGACACGTTCCAAAAAACTGCATACATCCATCATTATTCCCTCGGATTGATTTTCTTTCCGGCGGCCGCCTGCTTGAGCCACTCATTAAACTGCAAACATTTAGCCATATCCTTTTCGTACGGTTCGCCTGGTTTCTTCCCCGCACGGCAGAAATACTTAAACATATTTCCTTTGAGCCAGCCGCGAAATTCTTCCGGCGTGAGAATATCCTGCAACATTTCCACAGGCTGCAGCCTTGCGCCGTCTATCTGATAATGAGTAGCCGTAGCAGCAGTGCCATCAGACTGATCACAGGTAACTGTATTGGTACATTTCCGTATATCCGCCGAAATTTCCTGCAATTTACGCAATACCACGAACGCGCTAATCGGCAAGTCATGCGCTTCACGATGCTCTACATAAAGAGCAAGGATATGTAACCGTTTCAAAACTTCATTCAAATCCATCATTCTGCCTCCTGGTCTAAAATCTGCAACTCTGCCAAGTCTGCCGCGGCTTGATATACTTTTGCATGTTTCGTGTCTGCGCCGTGAGTTTTTTTGACCTTTTCCCTAAACTCCTCAATCGTCCCACTAAAACACCCGCATTTAACAGATATACCGCCACCTTTATTCTTAAAAAACGTTGTAAAATCGTTGCGACTTCCAATGCTGCCGATAAGCATATAATCTGTGGTGTCAGTCACCCATGCATTATCAGTCACCTCTGCGTCGCCAGTCACCCATGCATTGCCAGTCACCCATGCATTGCCGTTGTGGCTCAGGTTCTTTTCGTCCTTGATAAATCCGCCAACTTCTCCTTTAACGACATCACCGAAACTAACCAAAGCGCGGATTCTTTTAAGCGTTGTACCATTTACAACTTTAGTCTCACCTGTAAATTCATATTTTTTCATAATACGTTCTCCTGCTCTTCAAATTCACTAATAACCGAGTAAATTAAATCTTCCGCTTTTATCAAATCGCAGACGATATACAGCTTCTGTCCCCGCATACCCTGCCGCTCATAATCCTTGCGCGCCTTATCAATTATTTCTGCCGCCTGTTTCAAACTATCAATATCCATCATGCTTACACCTCCACAAACCAACTAATAAACTATACATTTCATCGCCCCAGCGTTCCCAGAATCCCTGCATATACCACTGGAATGTATTTGTATCCGGCCACGTTGCATGACCGATAACCGGATTGAAATTATACGGCCAACCGATCCGGCATATACCGTATTTCTGATTTTCCGTGAGCGTTGTCCCGCACCCCCGAATCAGAAACAGATCCTCAAACAAATTCACATTCTGCTTCCTTGCAAGGTCTAACAGTTCCGTCCAACACCTCCAATCAGACGCTCCATACGGGTCAACGATTATTTCTGCGGCCATTTTCTGCAATTGCGGACTAAGTGTTCGTCTTGCGTTCATCTCCACCCGCTTAATTATAACAAAATTTTCTAAATCGTTTATAATTTGTTTAGAATTGGTTTTCACTTTGTTTATCCTTTCGCAAATTCAAAGCCTAATACGCAATCGACTTTTATCGAAATAGTATGGTAACCCACCACCATGGGTTACCCCCGCAAACTTCGGAACACCCATAAAATCAGATAGTTTGACACGGTTAACAAAGGTAACCCGAAAATTCTGAAATATATATTGCTATTTAAAAAGACCTTTTTATAAGTCCCTCCTGGTATAGATATAGAGAATACGCCTTATGTGTATATATATAATTACGGGTTACGGGTTATTTATACTATATTTATTTAGGCGTTATCGAATAAAATTACGGTAACCCATAGGTAACCAAGCGGTAACCCAAGTAACCTGATTTACTCGGAATCCGGAATTGGGACTACTCTTACAACCTTACCGTTATACTTCATTTGCTTTGTAGGTCTGAAATTTCGATCGGAATCGTTTTTCGCACTTGCCGGTATTCGTCCGGCCTGTGCCAACTCCCTAAGCGATTTCTCATAACTTATCCCTTCGTCTTCCATAGCCTTTCTCAAATGCGCGGGGAATACGTAAGTCGCATTGCCTCGGATGAATCCATAGAGCGGTGACTGCATATGAATCTCACGCGACGAAAACTCACGCTCGAAGTGATTCGGATTCGACACGATCCAGCTCTGGATAAATTCCCATGCCCGATCCGGATCGGACATATCCCGTGCTGTAAGCAACGATTTAAACACCTCTGACGCCAAATATAACGCCTGTCGCATAGCTTCAGCTTCATGGATATTCCAGAGCCACATGCTCGACAATACATCCGCCGTCAGAATAACTGCCATAGCGTCCACATGTGACGATGCATACTCCGCATACGATTGGCTGAGTTTCTCGTGCAGGGATGTCCAGATATCATGTGCCTGATCTTTACCGGACAGCAGACGCCGGATAAATTCCGCCCCTGCCCAGCCGTAGTCCTGCATCTGATGGACGCGCTTAGCCAATTCGTCCGGCATGACGGGAAACGTGTTAATTTCCATGATTCGGTTTTTTACGCCACGAACAGATGTTTCACGTGTAAGCGGTTCCTCGCCGTTCGCCATACCGATCGTCCGCCATGATGATGTTTTCTGCAGACCGGTTTTGCTGGCACGGCCTTTACCTTTCCCGCCTTCCAGCATATAGACGATATACTCCAAATATTCTTGTTTCTCCCGTCCCTGTCCGGCGACCTGCCGTTCATTAATCGCCGCTGGAAAATCGGATAATAACGATAATCGACGTTCCAATCCGGCCTTAGTTGTTAAGAATGACGTCATGAGCTGATCCGGATTACCCCAGATGGACAATGCGGCCTTCATAGCCGCTGTCTTACCGCCGCCGGACGTCCCCCAGAAATAGAGCATGAAATTACGTTGGTGAAATAGATAGAGTAACGGAGTAGCCATAGATGCCGCGAGGATCAGCCGCGAAAACACATATTGACGAACCTCTCCCGCCGTTTTCATCCATCCGGCCATAGTACCTGATACCTGCATGGCCTCCGTGATAGCCCCTTCATCATCCATTTCAATGGCATACTTCGAAATAGCGGGCAGCACGAATTCATCACCGTAATGACGCCAGCCCAGATTGCCGATCGAATATTTTAACGGAATGGCATCCGGATTGACCGATTCCAGCTGCTGCAGAAATTTAACGAGATGTTTCGCAGTCTCCGAAGATACGTTCAGCCCGTAATCCGACAGCTTGACGATAGATCGTGCGGAATAGACGATAGACCGCTGCTGCAATATAGTCCGCCAGGAATTGAAATATTTAAAACTGAGTTCCAATTTTTCTTCTGACGTATCCATGTTATAAACACGTCCAGTGATCACCACCGGCGTTCCGGAAGCAGGATATTTTAACAGTTCGCCGTCCATTCGCTGCTTGTATTCCACCACTCCGGTTTGATCAAACGAAAAACCGGCGGGTATGATGAGGTCAATAGGACAATCAGAAACGAGCTGTGACGTCGATTTTAAGGCCTTGCGCCCGTCGGATGGTATAGATGTACCCCCGGGCGATTTGGACGCGATTTTGAGCCGGTTTTGGCGTTCTTTGGCGATTGATTTATTCAGGTCACCAAGATTAACTGCCCCCTGCAGCTTAGCTTTGAAACGTGCGAATTCAATGGGTGCCTGCTGCTGCACCGTTGCCAGTGCGCCGATCACCTCCGGCGTGAATATAGTGTCCGGTGTCGGATTGGCCACTGCCCGCACGGTCGCGATCGCCTGCGGTAATTTCCCCAGCGACCAGCCCGACGGACATTTGACAGGACATTGATCACAGTACCGGAAGCCCAGCGTGTGCTGTATGTAGTTACAGGTGGTCGGCGACATATTGTCCAGCACCTCAGCGATTTTGCGATCCGTGTCGACAACCTTATATCGAGACGTGTCGATTTTCGACAGCTCATGACATGCCTGCACGCCATCCGACGCCCGCGCCAGATTCGATAATGCTGCCACCCATTCCTCATACGTGATTTTTGTGGCGTCCAGCTGACAGTGCTGCAGAAATTTACAATTCGCAATCATGCCCGCCGCGTTGCCGTCCGTAGGATTCCGCTTAAATTTCGGTTCCCGTATTTCTGCCGTCGGTTTAGCGACGTCCACATCCAGATCCGTGAAAACGGACAAATCATAACGGACGTCCGACGATTCGATGATTTCGCATTTGACCGGCTCCATCGGATTTTTGAAATTCCACGTTCCCGGCACCCGCAGAATGCGAGATGGATCAGCCGTGGAATCTACCGTCCACCCGCGGGCAGCAGCGTTATCCTTACAAAGCTGCTGCAACTTACGGACGGCCAATGTGACTGATTCCCGAGTTTCTGACGCAAGCATGGCGGGCTGCTTTAACAGCCAGTACGCATGCAGACCGTGTCCGCTGCTGACGATCACAGACGGCGGAATATCAGCCGGTAATATAAGTTCTGCATATTCAATATTCGGCGGCAGTTTCTGTGATGCGTGAGCCGTATCATCCGCGATATCGATATCAACCCACAAGCAGCCGAGGGCGGAAATTTTGTCCGCAGTTGACCGCTTATTTTCCGGTACCGGAGCCGGAGTGCATCCGAGCGAAAAATAGACATCAAAACCGTCGTCTGTCAGCCGCTGCGATAACTGCGTCACCGCCGCCGGCATATCCGGATTGACAGGGATCGGATATGACCGCTTATGCTGTAGCGTCCACAGATATATCCATCCCGGGCAGTTCCGGAATAATTCCGCAAAAAATGATTTAATATCCATAATGCTCCCCACTTAATATCCGCTCCGCATCATTGACGGAACGGGCAACCCCGCAATAACAATGATTCTGCGTCATATAATCCAACATTAACCGCTGCTTCTTGCGTAAAGAACCATGTGGAGATTTCACCTCAATGCCGCAGAATACGGAGATTTTCTGCCCGACCATATCCGGCGTGATTTCGATTTCACGAAATCCGAAGAGATCGGGAAAACCATCCGGCAGTCCCGTTGAAAACCGCCTCGGATGTAATATTCGCAGGCAATCGTTCGGTTCATTGATGTACGTCCGCCCGACCCAGCCGGAACCGACGTTTGCCCTGAAGAATGTCCCTAAATGATGTTCGGATATATGCACGCGGATATCATTCTGTATCTTATGCTCTGCAGGATTGATAATTTGATTAGGTTCCATATGAGCCTCCTATATGTTTAATTTCCATCATTTTCCGAACCCAGCCGAATTTGTAGCCACGACGTACGGCGATGTCCTCCAGATCGGCACGACTGCGCGCTCTGCCGACTTCCTGCCTGCGCCGGCGTTTTTCTATGATTTCAAGACTTTCAACTTTTGCAAGCAGTCCATCCTGCGACGTAACCTCATGCTCCTGAATCTCCGGGCAATAGCCGCAGTACGGGCAGGTGCGCGTCGGCGTATTCCAGACCTGAAAACATTTCATGCATTGATGCAATGCGAGTGTGCGATTTTGTTTCTTCTTGACTTTTGATTCCAGAGACCAGTCCTGCGGCGCATTTGGAAAGCCGTGCCGAAAACAGTTCCCTACATGGTCAATGATCACTGCCCGCTTGTCCGGATTATCCGGATCGGGACGGAGTGGCCGCATGGATTGCTGAATGAATAATGTCAGTGACGCTGTCGGACGGGCAAGAATAACCGCATCCATCCCCGGCACGTCGAAGCCTTCGCCCAACAGATCCACATTACAGAGTATGCGGATTTTTTTATTCCGGAAATCGGTAATAATCTGATCCCGCTCCGCTCTCGGCGTTTCGCCGTCCACGTGAGCTGCAGGGATATCCGCTGCTCGGAATTGAGCGGCCACATGTTCCGAATGCGACCGGTTGACGCAGTAACATACCGCCTGCCGCCCGGGTGCCAGTTTCTGATAATTCCTGACAATGTCGCCAATAACATCTATATCATCAACGACCGCCGATAATTCCGATTTGACATAATCTCCGAATTTGACGTGTACAGATTTCATGTCCACTTTAGATGGCGGTGCGTAATAATCGTAAGGCGTAAGCGATCCGCGCCCGATTAAGTCGTCAATCGTCGGTCCGACAACTAACGATTTAAAGATATCCCCCAGTCCGTTACCGTCCAGCCGTGCCGGTGTCGCCGTAACGCCCAGCGTGAGCGCATCGGGAAATGCGTTAATGATTTTTCGCCATGTTCCGGCTGTAGCATGATGCGCCTCGTCGATGATAATGAAATCCGGTGCTTGGATTTTATCCAGCCGCCGTGCAACGGTCTGCGTACTTCCAATTTGCACACTTGCGGCATAGTCACAGGCCGCTCCGGCAGAGATTATGCCATGATTGATGCCCATGGCCGTGAACGTCCGATCCGACTGATCGATCAGTTCCCGCCGGTGCACAAGAAACAGAACCCGCTTACCGATGAGTGCTGTTTTTCCCGCCATCCAGCCGACCATAACCGTCTTACCGGCTCCGCAGGGAGCAACGGCACAGACGGACGGAGAACCGGCGGTGTATTCGGCGGCAATACGGTCAATCAGATCCCTCTGATAATCCCGCAGACTGATCATTTATCGCGCCCACGGAACACCGGCCGGAGCCTGCGGCATGCCGGGGAGCTGGGTTTGCTGCGGAGCGGCAGGCTGCTGATACGGTACCGCTGGCTGAGTATATGCCGGA